GTCCTCTTCCACGATGGCGGGGTTGTGGCATCACTTCTCAAGAACGAGAACATCAGCGACCGCAGGGCCAGCCGGATGATGGATCTTCTGATGGATGCGATTAATATTTCCGACGATGACGAGGACGAGGAGCTGACGGATATTGACGAGGACCCGATGACACCTGAAGTGAATAGCTAGATCTTGTCCACCTTCTCTGCAACCACCTTGATCAGAGGAACCGGTTCATAAACGACGATGCAGTGATGTGTCTCGGTTGCTCGGCACTTGACACAGAATACTTTTTCAATTGAGCAGGTGCAGCGGAACTCCAGATGGGTCTTCTTCTTGCAGTGAGAACACTTCGGCATCGTGCCCCTTGCTGCTGGTATAAAATCACGTCCATTTTTAATGGTGAGGGTCACGTATATAGTCATCGTAGACCCCGACGTGAACTTCCCGCTAGCTGACTTTGCCCGCGAGGTCGCCATTTGCCTGGCAGATCCGAATGGGTGGGTGTCCCATGGTTATCAGTTTGTTGCAGTGAAGTCCAAGCCGCAAGTTGTGATCCACTTGTCGTCTACGAAGGGACTGGCGGCGGCGGGATGCGATCCATCCCTGTCGTGTGCAGAACTCGGTGGTCGGCAGATGCGGATCAACGAGCATTTTTGGAGACATGGCACTGCAAAGAGTGGTCAGGATTTGGATGGATATCGTCAATACGTTATCTCACACGAAATGGGACATATCCTTGGTCGAGACCACGCAAGATGCCCTGGCCGGGGTCAACCGGCACCGATAATGCTCCAGCAGACCTTAGGACTTCGCGGGTGCCTTCCGAATACAAACGTGTAGTCGGGGCATCCTTGCGGAAGTGTGTGATCGGGTTGGAAAGGACCCACACTGCAAAGAGGACCACAACAACCACAACGATCGCCAACATTATACTTAACGACGACGAGTAGTTCTGCGTTTACGCTGACGACGGCTGCGACGACGGCGGCCGCCCGACGGATCGTCTGGAACATCTGCCTTGCCAATCGAATGAGTATCAAACGAGAGAGGATCCACGTCAACCTTGCGATCAATACCCTTCGCAAGTTTGGAGGGGAAGTCACTAGCACCAATGAAAAGAACCTCTACGAGACCCTGCGATACAGGACCGACAGTCTTCGCCATCACAATGTCAAAAGGACGCATAGGGTTGCGAACAAAGACACGCTCGCCAATTTTGAATGTACGAGTGTCCCCAATCTGACGCGGGTTGATAAACGTATGCGGTATAGCAGGAACCGGCAGGGGTGCACTCGGCTCGTCCTCCATCTTATTCTACAGCAAGTTTAGTTGCTGTAGGCCAGGCCACCCATACCCGACATCACACGGAAGATGTTGTAGTTCACGGCATACATGCGGAAGTTGAACGGCGTCAGCTTGGTCGGGTAGAGGGTGCCCGCCGTGCGAAGACTGTCAAACACGAGCGTCGTCGTGTCAATGCGGGAGAAGTTGCACGTGCCCGACGGCTGGTGCTCCTCCGGCTGCAGGGCAAAGGAGTAGACGTTGATCGGGTTGAACGCCGTCGGCTGGTTCACGTTCGGGGGCGTCACGTAGAGGGCACCCGACGCAATCGTCACACCGCTGCTCGGGAAGCTGTCCGAGAGAACGTAGACACCCGCCGCACCCGTGCCGGCCGGGTAGGAGACGCCGTTGAAGGTCGTCGCGGCACCCGCAGACACGATGGTCGTAGCGTTCGGGAGAGCCACACCGGAGGAGGTGAACGCCGGGGACGTCAGGAGAGCGTTGTCCACGAAGTCGTTCAGCGTCGCAGTCGTGCCCGAGCCGATGGAGGCGAAGGTCACGCCCGCCGGGACGAGGAGGAGGTTGTTGACAAAGATGAAACCACCCGTCGCAGTCGCCACCGACGCACCCACCGCAGAGGCCGTTGTAGAGGCGGAGTTACGAGTCGGCCAAAAGGCACCGCCCGAGTGGTGCTGGTAGGGCTGGACCTTCCAGAAGTAATCACCGTAGCGTTCGTCAAAGCGATCCTGGCCGTTGATCTGGATACGGCAGCGATCAGCGATATCGTCGTAGCTGAACGGCTGCGTGTAACCCGTGCTCCGGGTGAGGTCCGAGCCGCAATCCGTCTTGCGGGCATCCTGGAAGACCCACACAAGCTCCTTCACCGGGTGGTTCAGGGTCAAGTCAATGCGGGTGTTGGCGTTGATCAGCGTCTGCTGGAGACCGAACTGCAGCTGGTCAATCAGGTACTCGTGCGACTGCTGGGCAAAGCGGCGACGCTCATCCACATCCAGGTAGATGTAGTCAATGTAGAGAGCCATGTCCTTGAGCTGGGGGAGCTTGGCAGCGGCCGCCGACACCGTCGTGTAGGCTCCGGCAGTCACCAGGTCCGTCGCGGCACCGAGGGTGACGTTCAGGCGAACCTCGTGATACTGGAGGGCGATCAGAGGCAGAGCCAGGCCGGGGTTGCGGCAGAACCAGAACTGGAGGGGGATGTAGAGGATACCCGGGCGACCACCGCAAGACTGGGACGTGGTGTACTTGCCACCCAGGCTGCCACCCACCATGGCATCCAGCTTGACGGAGTTGTCATAGCCAGATGTGAGGTTCTCCCACAGGAAGAGCCACTCACCGTAGTGGGTGTCAATGATCTGACCGCCGATCTCCACCTCAATCTTCTTGAGGAGCTGGTAGCCGAGACGACGAGCCGGATCCGAGGACCACTGCACCGGCGGGGTCACCGAGGTCGTGTCCGGCATCTGGATCTCCAGGTAGGTCTTGTACATCAGGTCAGCATTGCGGTTGACAATGGCCACCATACGCTGGCCATACTGAGGCGAGCCAGTGAAGTTCACGCGAAACGCCTCCATGGCGAAGTTCGTATGACGCTTGTAGAGCACCTTCCAGAAGGTGATGTGGGGATTTCCAGTGATGTAGGCATCCTGAGCACCATACGCAACGAGCTGAAGAAGACCGCCGCCCATTTAGTTTATTCTTTGCGAGGATATATTCTTCTGCGTTTGACACAATGAGGGGTGTCACGAAACGCTTCTGTAGCTGCATCAAAAAGGTCCGCAAGACGGTCAAGAATGAAAAAGGACCGATCGCAATCTGCGTGAAGTCCGTGCTGCAGACGCGGGGGCGAACCCTCAAGCGGTTCACCTGTGGCAAGAAGGGGAGGGTGATTACGCAGCCGGTAAAGCGTTAAACTTCTCCAGGGCCTCCTTGGCGGCCATTTGCTCAGCTTTCTTGCGAGTGGATCCCAGACCCCGTCCGTGAATCGTCGGGCCGTCCATCACCAGCACACGAATCGCCTTGGATTCCGTCATGGGACTTAGCATCGTATAGGTCGGCGTGCACCCGAACTCTCGCTGACAGTATTTCTGAAATATATCCTTGTAGTTGGTCACTGTCGTCACCACGTCCTGAATGTCAAGATAGGCTTCCAGGACAGTCGTCACGAAGGCATACACAATGTTGAACCGGTTACCGCAATCCGTCCACAATGCACCAATGAAGGCCTCAAAGATATCACCGAGCTTCTGGATATTCTTCCTGCCATTGATGGCCACCGACTCTTCATTGTGACGAGAGATCACATAGAAGGTATCCAACCCTACCTGCTGGCACAAAGCTCCAATCCGTTCGTTGTTCACCAGCTCCTTGCGAGCATCGGTCAGGAACCCCTGCTTCTTCTCCGGGTATTTGCGTCGCAGGTAGGTCGCCACGCAGACACCCAACACAGAGTCTCCCTCAAACTCTAGGCACTCATACGACTCATCCTGCAAAGGCATCACCCCTGCGGGACACGGAGCCAACGAAGCAGGACGTCCGTCTGGAGTGGTATAGTCAGTTCGCTTGACGTAGGTCGTGTGCACCATGGCCGTCTGGAAAATCTTGGGATTTGCCACACGGTAATGAGGGAGACCATGACGATGGAGGATTCGGTGAATATCCTTGACAGCAAAGGAGTGGTTTCGCGGATTGTAAGGGGAATAGGTGTCGCTCATTGTGCTGTGTGTATAGCAGCCAAGTCTTTTATCCGTTTTCTACACAATGGGAGCTGCTCAGTCCATGACCTACACGGAGGTCCCGGACACTTTGCCCAAACACGATCCGGGTGTCGTCGTGGAGATCAAGGACGTTCGCTACAGGGCTCCGATCTGTAAGGACATGGCAGTGGGACTGGTGTTCTTCAACCCTGCCAAGTCCAAGCGGATGCTGATGAACTATCTCTACACGATTGAGAAGCTCAAGCTTGCCAAGATCCCCTACTACACGATGGAGTTGGTGTATAACCGGCAGGAACCGGAGATTGCCGATGCCTTTCACGTCTACGCCAAGTCGGTCATGTTTCACAAGGAGAACCTTTGCACCCTGCTGGAGGCCAAGATCCCGTGGTATTATTCCAAGGTCCTGTTCTTGGATGCCGATCTGGTGTTTGGCAATCCTGATTGGTATTCAGAGGTCTCCTCTGCCCTGTCGGATCACGATGTGGTCCAACCCTTCACCACAGCTGTCTGGCTGGACATCACCTATACCCAAGCTACCCAGATCCGGGAGTCGGTGATCTACATGGATAAAAAGAAGACCTTTGATCACAAGCTGCACCCAGGGTTTGCCTGGGCGTTCAGACGCAGCTGGTTCCGCAAAGTGGGCTTCTTTGAGTATGGTGTCACGGGAAGCGGAGATACATTGTCGGCGGCCGCGTGGTTGGGTGTCAAGTTCCCGTCCACCTACCTCAAGCCGGCCCTGGTCCCTGCGTATCAAGCGTTTGACAGTCTGCCCAAGCCTCGGATTACCTGCACGTCCGGCCCAATCTTTCATCTTTGGCACGGAACTCACGTGAACCGCAAGTATGTGGATCGTCACGTCATCCTGGACGGTGTGAAGGATATTCGCAAGGTGATGCGGCCGAACTGGAATGGCGTGTGGGAGTTCAGCATCAAGGGCTTGTCGGAGAAGATGGCCGCCTACTTCAACGAGCGGGTGGATGATGGGGTGTAGTTGGCGAATATTTTATTCAATTCGTGTAACATTCACAATTATGGATGGAATATCCGGAATAACCGGTGTCCCTCCCCCTCTTGTTAGAGCAACAAGACGAGCGTTTGTATTGTCTCCTATCATAAAGAATTGAAGTTTGTCATTAGCGTTGAACGAAAGGA